GACAAAAAGAGAAATTCAAAGACTCCACAGAGAGCAATTTTTTACAGTAATATGTGAAAAATACCCAGGAACCCAAATTGAAGGTGAAATGGGTGGTAGATGGAGTATCTACATGGAGAATGGTTTAAAATTTGATTTAAGTGGTATGAGCTATGGTGGTCAAATTGATTGTTATGAGATTCGAGGATCCGAACAATACGAAGAAGGTCAAGCCATAGAAAAAGAATTACAACTAATTTGGGATAATTTAAAATGAATAAGGAAAAACTTGTTGGTATGATATGTAAAGAGCGGTTCGAAACGCTTGAGGAGAACCACCCATTTTTTGGAATAAAGAAAGTCCTCACACCTTATTCTTTTATTAAAATAATATGACATTTAAAGAAACTTTATTAGCAACTATTGAAGATAATCGACTAGAAATGTTGATACCTTCCCGAGAATACTCTGAAGAAGAACGCGTATACATGCGTGGTTATAATCAAGCGTTGGAGGATATGCTTGATGATTATAACGACGAATCACACACGATTAATCACGATAAATACACATACTCATTAAATTAATAAACACATGAATCCAATAAAAACAGATTACCTAGAAAATTATGCTCATAGCGAAGAGGTATTTAAAATGAGCCAGCTTTTAATTAAAGTTGAGAAGAGTGGGTTAATGGTTGAGGTTATGCACACCGCACTTCTAGAAGTAAAATCTAACCCTACAACTTCCCCACTACTTGCTTTACAAATTGCTGTAGAAGATTGGGATGTATAAAAATAAATAATATAAATTAATAACCCATAGATAAATAAATTATGAATACTATTAAAGAGAATACCCCCAAAACCCCAACACAAGAGGAAATGCAAAATCTTCATGATGAGTGGTGGGATAGTTTATCCGATAGTGATAAAGAAACTATATTTCGAGAACAAGAATCATCAGAAGAGGAATTTTTTGGAGAGGAAGTGATCAAATAAACTATTACAAATATTAACAATTTGGGGGATAACGAAAGTTATCCCCTTTTTTTGTCTATCTACTACCCCATGCATAATTATGCGGTTTACTCGCGTTTTAACACGTTTTAACGCGCGATAATAATATAAATGTCATAGTCATCACTAACATTAATATCCACGTTTTACACGTTATCCTAATATTAAAAGTAGATTGGATTTTAATTATGTTAGTTGTATATTTATAGATATAATAAAATATCTTATTTTTTAATTAATATTTAATAAAATTATTATGGGACATTATGAAGATGAGATTTATGAAATTTATGAAAAAGTAAAAATTAGGGAATTGGTTATTGAATTTGATAAACAATTAGCTAAAATGGAAAAGCAGAAAAAACATAAATTTAAAAATGCTAAAGAGAGATGGGAATACGCATATTCTAAGGTTTCTAAATCTAAATAAAAAACATATACACGAATGGATATTGATGGTATTTTTGAATTATTTCCCCCTTCTGAGGATGATGGTGGTGGAAACATAAATGTAGATATTGATTTTACTAAAACACCAATTTACTGGGTGGGTATGTATAAGAAACTTGTCCTCAACCACACAAACTTCAATAAAAAAGTCCTTAAATTCTTCAAGGAAGCTAACCATGAATTAGATATCCAAGATATGAAGGAAGCCGGTGAGTTTGTAGTATATAGTAGAGCGTGGTATTACATTAAAAATATTAATATCGAGGATATTGAACACCTATCAGCAATACATAAATACTCAGATGAATATTTAGATACATCACTTGATTTAGGAATAAACTACTTCCAACATCAGGAAGAATATGAAAAATGTGCACTACTTAAGAAAATTCTAGACAAAACTCCAAAATCGTCTATTTAAACTTGGATACTAACTCTCCCTCACGTAACTTAAAACCCAAGGTTTAAAGGGATATGGGAAGAAGGAAATAGGGAATATATGGTATAATAAATTGAATAAGATAGGTTGGATAACCGGGTATTTGATTGTATATTGGTACTACATTAAAATATAAAATATTATGGACGTTAGGAATAGTGAATTAATTAATAGAAGATTTGATCAAATCGATGGTAAGATTAGGCATCTCCGACATTTATTAAATGGTCAAAGTACTCCCCAAGATTTTAATAAAGGGTTAGAGGAATTACAACAATTACAAGATGAAGTTAGATCTATGATAAACCGAGATCAAACCCCTCTACAAAACGGTTAAATAAAAATTAAAGTTATGAAGTTGAAAGCAGAGGAAATCCAATCAAATTGGGATAGATTAATGGGTCACATTAATACCCACATCGAATCACCTCGTAAAGAGAAAGTGATAGAATTTTATGAAAAGTATCAAGAGCGTCTTATGCTTATGCCTGCTGCTCATAAAAAAGAATATCATAATTCCTTCCCCGGGGGTTATGTTGATCATGTTAATAGAGTTATTGAAGGTTCACTTCGTATCTATGATGTTTGGGCCGAGTTTGAAATGGATAGAAGCACATTCACCATTGAAGAACTCGTTTTCTCTGCTTTGAATCATGATTTAGGTAAAATGGGAGATGAAAATGAGGAATCATACATCCCCCAGACTGATAAATGGAGAAGGGAGAAATTAGGTGAGGAGTATATGTTCAATAAAAAGGTACAATTCTCTGCAGTTCCAGATAGGAGTTTATTCATGTTACAATCTCATGGTATTCAATATTCATTTAATGAGATGATAGCTATCCAAACTCACGATGGCCTATATGATCCAGCAAATGAGAAATATTTGAAGGGATATATGGTTGAACAAAAACCCCGTACCTCCATAGTTTTTATATTACATCAGGCAGATATGATGGCTGCTAGGGTAGAATTCGAACGAGAGTGGTTACCTAAATTAAACCATAATGGGAGTACTACCCCAAATAATTTTACATTAGGAGCAAATACAAATCACAAATCTAACACAGCAAATAAAGTAAAGAGTAAAGCTCTTAGTTCTATTAAAAGTGAAGGGTTAAAAAATATGCTAGACAACTTATGATATACTTAAATATAATAGTAATAACAGTCTTATCTGTTTTAGTTGTAGTCTTAGGATATACAACCCTCAACCTACTACGGAAAAACGAAAGAGCCGAGGATATAGTAGTAGGTTATCTTATCTATTTAGATAAAATATCAAAGGTTATAGAAGCATCAGACGAGAAACTTAAAAAGATAGACTACAAAGGTTCCTTTGAAAGTGATGATGAAATTGGTTTTTTCTTCGCTCAAGTAAAAAAGATTCAAGAAATCTTGAATGAATTTAAGTTGAAAAAACTAAAATAACTCTATGGACTCTATTATAAGAAAACACAAATCAAAACCCCAATCAAGAAGGTATTTTACCCAAGAAACCGAAGATGCAATTGTTAAATATAATTCATCTACTGATTTTGAAGAACGTAGCCAACTATATGCCGAATTTGTACATTGGCCCTTCTACAAATTAACTGAAAATATAATTCATACTTTTAAATTTTATTATACTGATGGGGTTGATAATTTAGAAGATCTTCAACATGAGATAATGACATTTTTATTGTCCAAAATCCACCTATTCAAACCAGAACGTGGAGCTAAGGCATATTCTTATTTCGGGACTATTGTTAAACGTTGGCTTATAGTTTATAATCAAAAAAATTATAAAAAGAAAATAACTAATATTTCTATCACATCATTAAATAATTTCTCAGATTCAGATACAAAAACATCAGGATTTGTAAATTCTCCCCGAATTGAAAAGGAAATAAATTCCCTATTAATTGACATGGATGAGAATAATGATGGTGATGAGTTAAGTATTCAAGGATTTAAGTATGAAGATAAACTATCAGTGTTTATGGATTTGTATTCCAAATACTGTACGACTCACATCTATGAAATATTTCCAAAAGAGTATGATGCTAAGATAGCAGATGCTATTCTAGAGTTATTTAGGAAAAGGGATTCAATTTCTATCTTCAATAAAAAAGCCCTCTACATTTATATTAGAGAGCAAGTAGATGTAAAAACACCTAAAATTACCAAAATAGCTAATGTTTTATATGCTATATTTAAAGAAAAATACCTATTTTATTTAGAGCATAACAGGTTTCCATATAAATAGATTTATTTTTTCTATATTTATAACAAAATAAAATAATTATGGGACAACTAGATTCAGTAATATTTGGTGATAAAAAATTCTCTGATATTTTAGAAGAGATATACAACAATCAAAAGAAAAAAGAAGCACAAGTAACCGCACTTATATCAGAATTAAAACCTTTAGTTCAAGAAATTGGTGATGCTACTCTTATTGTACCCCTTATTAAGGAGTATATGGAAATTGGAGTTAAGAATGATGAACAGTTAATCAAGATGGCTACTATAATCCAACGTGTTATCAATAATAATGCCAATGATGATGGTGGTTTAGGTATATCCGATGAAGAAAAATCACAACTTTTAGCTGAAATGGATAAACTTACAAATAATAAAAGTGAAGATTAATGGCCAAAAGATTAAAATCCGGTATAGGTAGGAATAACCTTAATCTTAGTAGAAGAAATGGTAGTAGCCGAAGTTTAGCAGTTCGAGTTACTTCCATTATATTAGACAACCAGCATGTTCGTTTTAATGACTTTGGGCAGTGGAATAGTATTGGGAGAATTTTCTTTACAAGAATTACATCACCAAACCAAGCCCCAGACCCCACCGAAAACGAAACAGCCCAACCACTATTCCCAAATACTAAACATTACCCATTAATAAACGAGATAGTTTATATAATGTCTCTTCCCGATAGTAGTAATGCTGAATCTCCAAATGCAACATCATTTTATTATTTTAATCCTATAAACATTTGGAATAGTAGCAATCACAATGGTATCCCTGAACCATTTGAAAGTACATTACCAGCATCACAA